AATACAAAGGAGGTCTGTCATTCAGTCCTACCGAGTTAAAGAACTGGCCTATTCAAGGCTTTGCTACAGGGGATGTTGTCCCTATGATGGTTGGCATCTTGCTACGCAAGCTGGAAGATGCTAAACTAACACCAGATGTGAAACTAGTAATGACTGTGCACGACTCTGTGGTACTTGATGTACCGCTTGACAAGTTAGAAAAGTGTGCTATATTGGCTAAGCAAACACTGGAGGATGCGCCCAAATACATGAAGAGTATTTTCAACATTGATTTCCCATGCCAACTAGGTGTTGGTGTGGATGCTGGTTTAAACTGGCAAGACAAAATTGTTTTACTAAAGGAAGATAAATGAGCTATATCATCGAGAACATCACGACTAAAGAAGTTACTACCAAGTTTGGCCCTAAGCCAGCGTACACCATCACAGCAGGTGGTGAACGATTCAGCTATGGCTTTAAGAAGCCAGCATTTGCTATTGGTGATGAAGTTGACTTTCAATATACCGAGAACACCTACGGTAAGAACGTTGACCTAGCATCTGTTCAAATGCTTAAGAAGGGTGCTGGTGCACCTACCCCTAGCGCATCAACAGCTAGCCCCGGCAAAGCCCCTTACAGCCCTCCTAGCAAGGTGTTTCCAATCCCTCTACTACACGGTGATCGTGCCATTGTTCGACAGAACTCCATTACGAATGCTACTAAAGCAGTGTGTGACTGCATTGGCAGTGACGAATTTACGCTTGACCAGTATGCTGAAACAATCATTAAGGTTGCTCGTATGTTTGAAGCATACTCATGTGGTGATCTAGACGCACAAGCAGCAGAGGCAATGGTAGCCTAATGAAATCTATCAACACACTGGTGGAAGACATTTACAGTGTTGTCAGCGGGGGCTTAGCCCCTGTTACTAATAACAACAAGGTAGATGTAAGCTATGACAAATGGTTTACCCCACGAGATAGAGAGCGTGAGGAGAAAATCCTTTACTTCTCAGAAGTTGGTGATCCATGTGCACGTAGACTATGGTACAAGTACAACATGCCTACAGTTGCTGAGAAGCCTGATGGTCGTGCCTTACTCAAATTCTTTTACGGAGACATTCTAGAAGAGTTGGTATTGAATGTAGCAGAGGATGCTGGTCATACAGTAGAGAAGAAGCAAGAGCGAGTTATTTACGACATTGGTGATGGTTGGTATGTACGGGGACGCATTGACGCTGTGATTGATGGCGCAATGGTTGACGTTAAGAGTGTTACTAAATATTCTGAAGAGAAGTTTAAGAACAACTTAGTCGATGACCCCTTTGGATATTACCAACAACTTAATGGCTATGCTACTTCTCTTAATTATAACGATGCTGGCTTTCTCACTATCCAGAAAGAGCTAGGACATGTAAACTACTATCCTATTGAAGTGAACAAAGGTTTGTTTAAGATGCAAGCTGAACATGCCGCAGAGACTGCGGGTTTGTCCAGTCCTGACAGCATCAAACGACTAGACCCTGTTCCAGCCAGTAAGACTAGTAAGAACAAGAAGCTGTGCACCAGTTGCAGTTATTGCAACTTCAAGAAAGAATGTTTCCCAGAGATGCGTACATTCTTATATGCCAGTGGCCCAGAGTTTCTAGTTGAAGTGGTAGATGTACCTCGTGTTATGGAGATTACCAATGCAAGTAATTAAAGAGGGTTGGGTGCTAAAGCACCGAGCAATGTTAGGGGAGTTTATGTGTACACAAAACACAACTACCCCTAAGATGTATGTATCAGAGAAGAGTGCTATTAGTAGCGCCAGCTACCATGCCGAATACAATAACGATGGTGTTAATGTATACAAACCAGTAAAAGCTTTTATTGTTGTTGAAGGAGATAGTGATGCAATTCCGTTTTGAATGTGTTAAGCCTAGTGAAATTGAAGACAACGTATTTCCCGGTATTGAATATCCAACTGATCTACGTGTAGTGCATGAGTTTGAAATGTCAGACGAGACACGGTGGGACAATGTGCTGTTGCAGTTTGCTAAGTTTCTAGACGCTACAGGATATGTAGGTGTCCACGATAAGATTAGCAAGCGCATTGACGAAGATTGGGAATGTCTAACTAAAGGAATTGACGATGAAGATATTAGTAGTGCCGGATGTACAGATTAAGGAAGGTGTACCTAGGGAGCATCTACCTTGGGTTGGTAAAGCAATTGCTGACTACCGACCTGATGTAGTTGTCAACCTAGGGGACTTTGCTGACATGCCCTCATTGTCAACCCATGACGTTAGGGGCAGTAAATACTTTGAAGGTTTACGGTATAAAAAAGATGTAGAGGTTACGAAGGTGGCTATGCAAGAGATGCTAGCCCCTTTGCGACACCTACAGAAGGTGCAGAAAGATACCAAACACAAAGTATATAAGCCCCGTATGGTGATGCTAATGGGAAACCATGAAAACCGTATCAACCGTGCAGTTAACAATAACCCCACCTTAGAAGGCTTAATATCAACAGCCGACTTAGGTTACGAGAAAGATTGGGAAGTACATGAGTTCCTCCATCCTGTTTTTATCAATGGTGTTGGTTTCAACCATTATTGGCCTGTTGGAGCTATGGGCAGGCCCGCTGGTACTGCTAGTGCTATTATTAGTAAGCTCCATATGTCTTGCATTGCTGGTCATCAACAAGGGAAGCAAGTAGCCTATGGTAAACGAGCAGATGGTAAATCTATTTGTGGTATAATTGCAGGGAGCTATTATCTACACGATGAGAGTTACATGGATCAACTTTCCAACAAACATTGGCGAGGTTTGGTTATGCTCAACGAAGTAGATGATGGTCACTTTGACGAGATGTTTTTATCAATTGAATATTTAGGGAAGCGATATGGTCAAGATCAAACACCACTCACGTAAGTTTTTAAATAAGACTACAGGGGTAGGAGCAATTGAATGTGACATTGGCAGTACAGATTGGTGTGGTGGACTAGATGGCACTATTACAATTAGTGACTGTTCACGAAGAGTAAACCTAGACTTCAGCGTATATGACGTTAAAGACTTGGACACAAAGATTGCTAAGCTACACTTGTTGCTTGATGAGATCAGTAACTTTCGAGATGTGTACACAGCCAACTACGATGCCATTAAGGAAGACCTAATCACTCGGGAGAAAGAACGTAAGAAGAAGTTAAAGAAGGGGGACTCTGTTGAACTATAACGACAAGCTATGGCAAGTAAAACAATTCATTGAGGAGAACTTTGATGACCCAACTGAGCTAACCATTGCACTAGGATTGTCCGTAGATGACCTAGTGCAACTTCTACCAGATGTATTAGTTGCTAACTACCATAAATTCTTTCAAACAAATGACGACACTGAAGACCTTGAAGAAGACGAGCCGCCCGACTTTGGAACTGGAGAAGATTGGGAAGAGTAAACGTAAAGAAGTTATTAATAACGAACGACAACGTGATTGGGCACAGGAGTTACAAGATTATGAGCAAGGTAAAATTGATTTGGAGTACCCCGGAAGGGGAGGATTTGGTAGCGTACATGGCACGAGTATCCAACCCTGAGAACCAAGACAACAAAGCAACAGCAGGTAAGTTGGTTAAATACCTTGTGAAGAATAAGCATTGGTCGCCGTTAGATATGGTGGACATGTGTGTAGAGATTGACACTACACGAGACATTGCCCGACAAATACTACGACACCGAAGCTTTTACTTTCAAGAGTTTAGCCAGCGATATGCAGAGGTACAGGGATTTGAACGAGCAGAGTGCCGTATGCAAGACAGTAAGAATAGGCAGAATAGCCTAGAGTGTGGGAACCCTGATGTAGATGTATGGTGGCAACGAGCACAGCAACGAGTTATTGACGATGCTGAGTTTCTTTATAAGCAAGCGTTATCCCGCAACGTTGCAAAAGAAGTTGCACGTAAAATCCTACCTGAAGGGTTGACAATGAGTAGGATGTACATGAAGGGTACACTACGTAATTGGATTCACTACCTAGAAGTACGATGTGACCCTGCTACTCAGAAGGAACACCGAGAAGTAGCGTTACTAATAAAAGAGCAACTACTTAAATGTTATCCAACAATGGAGTATTTATGGAAGACTTAACAAACATGATTAAACCTGTGGTGCACTACATAGGTGAGGCTAGATTCTATGAGGTAGAAGTAGATGATGAATTTGCAGAGTATGCCCGTGTATACGGAGTAGATCACCCTATACTAGGGAAAGATAATATTCGTACATCCCTTGTGGTGAAGAAACATGGTGATGGTAGTTTTGAAACACTGAACACTATCTATAGGCCGCTTAAGGAGCAAGTATGAGTGGTGGACACTTTCAATACCAACAATATCAAATACAAAGTATTGCAGAAGATATTGAAGCGCTTATAAACACTAATGATTGCAATGACAAGAACCAGTGGGGTGATGTTATCGGCAACCACTACAGTCGTGAAACAATGCGAGAGTTTGATAAAGCTGTAGAACTATTAAAACAAGCTCATGTGTACGTACAACGTATTGACTGGCTTGTCAGTGGTGATGATGGGGAAGATAGTTTTCACAGCCGATTAAAGTCTGAGTTAGCAAAGCTATGACACTTGAGCATCTTATTGTAGGAGCTACAGGGGTTGGCTATCTCATCGTAGGTGTGCTACAATGGAGCAAGGGCGAAATGTCTAACGGCATGATTTGGACAGGGTATGCCTTTGCACAGGTAGGACTTTGGTTAAACTTAAAGTGAGGATGTATGATAAGTGAAATTGATATTTCAGACATGAAGGCACTATATGACATGGAACGTGGTAAGCATTTCAAACTTGCACCAACAGATGTTGTCACTGTACCGCCAGATAGTGAGGCGTTTACAATGGGAGATGTATACAAATTCATGGGTATTGACGGAATGTACAGCAAATGTGTTGACAGCAACGGCACTACTCATCACTTTGCCGCATGGACTAAAGTAATCCCGTGGGTGATTTAAGGAACGATGGAGAGTGGACAGAAGGCCGCTATCGCAGCTTCATTACTAGTACGCTACGTGGTGGAATGCGAAGGTGGCCCCCTAAGTGGAAAGCACTTAAAGAGGCAGAGTTAGGTAGGAAGACTAATAAGAAGTCTGGTAAACTAGCAATGCATTATAGGTGTGCTTGTTGTAATAATGAGTATACAGCTAAGGATGTTCAGGTTGACCATATGGAGCCAGTAGTTAACCCGACTACTGGTTTTGTTTCTTGGGATGTGTACATTGACCGTATGTTCTGTGAGAAGAGTAACTTACAGGTGTTGTGTACTACATGCCATAAGGTAAAGACAAAGGAAGAGAAGAATGAATCTACGAGAGTATCAAGAGATGGCGGCAAGGCTAGCACTGCCGACAGCGTTAAACGATCAGTACCTAAGCCTAGGGCTAGTAGGGGAAGCAGGGGAAGTAGCATCCCTGTTCGCAAAAGCAGTGAGGGACAGCGGAAACCTAGTAAACCGAGACAGCCTAAAAAAGGAGTTGGGTGATGTGTTGTGGTTTGTAGCTGTACTATCTGAACACTACAACATTGACTTACAAGATGTTGCCATTGGTAACATTAACAAGCTACGTAGCCGACAGCAACGTGGTACACTACAAGGAAGCGGTGATGACCGATGATGTAAACGAAGAGGAAGCATGGCTACACGGTGTAATTAAAGACTTTGATTACATTGTGTGCAGTGGTAAGTATGGCCCCTTGTTCTACAAGATGTTATCTGACCAAGCTAAACTCATTATTAATAACATGCGTGAGTGTGAGTTACGAAACATGGAGGTCAAATGTCCATCGCAATTAGATTAATGGCTGGCTTTGCACTAGGGTTTGAGATTAATCCCGGCCCCGGTGTATATGTCAGCATCTACTTAGGCATTGCAGAAATTGCATTTTATAACGAAGAGGAATTAGAAGATGATTAAACACGAAATGGGTATCTACGAAACATTCATTGCTAAGAGTCGCTATAGCCGATTCCTAGAAGAAGAGAATCGCCGTGAGCATTGGCCTGAGACAGTTGACCGTTACATGAACTTCATGCATCGTCACCTCATTGGCAAGATGGGTTACAAGATGACCCCTGAATTGTACGATGATCTACATGATGCTATTCTCAATCACGAAGTAATGCCCTCTATGCGAGCTATGATGACCGCAGGGGAGGCACTAGCACGAGACAATACAGCAGGGTACAACTGTTCCTACCTACCTGTAGATGATGTTAAATCCTTTGATGAAGCCATGTACATCTTGTTATGTGGCACTGGTGTTGGATTCTCAGTTGAGAGCAAGTATGTTAACAAACTACCAGAAGTACCTACGCAACTCTTTAATAGTGACACTACTATCTCTGTGTCTGATAGCAAAGCAGGTTGGGCCAAGAGTTTACGTCAACTCATCGCCTTGCTATATTCCGGGGAAATTCCGAAATGGGATGTTACTAAAGTCCGTCCGGCAGGGGCACGCCTTAAAACGTTTGGTGGTCGAGCTAGCGGCCCTAAACCCCTCACTGAACTCTTTGAATTTGTTACTAATAAGTTTAAAGGTGCGGCAGGTCGGAAACTTACCAGCTTGGAATGCCATGACATTATGTGCAAGATTGGAGAAG